CCTCAATACATCTTCCTTCGCTTTCTGTAAAAGATAAAGAATCAAATAAATAAGATTCTGTGACTTTTTTATTCATCCCGTTTTCCATTACTTTCTCATAACGAATTTTACACTCAAACCATGTGTGCATCATAATCATTCCTCCTTTGTCTTGTTACGTTCCTTAATCATTGCATCAGCTATCTGATAAGCTGATTTAGCCTGTCCTTCATAGTAGTAGTTTGTAACACTAGCTTCTTTGGACGGAAAAAACAATGTTACAACTCTATTCCATAAAGTTCTTCTGCGTTTTGCTGTCATCATTATGCACTTCATCGCTTCAAGCGCAATATGATCTCGTGATATGTTGCTTTCCATAATTTTATTGCTTTAATTGATTAATAACTTGTCTTTTGATTTTCTTGTACAGCTTCCCGACAAAACGTCCATGCTTCTCTGTTACGTCATCGGGCAAGTCGTTTTTATAAATATGAAGAAGTAACTGAATGAGAAGCACTTCTTGTTTTGTCAAAGTAAGTTTCATTTAAATATGAAATTTATTTTGTTCAACCTCTATCTCCATCAACTGAATCAAACGTTCTTCGTCTGGAGATGGGATATATATACCACATTGGGCACTCGAAAAATTCCGAAACCGTTCAATAGTTAGGCTAAACTCTGTACTATCAAGGTCAGACGAACTTCTTAAGTATTTTATTCTCCCAAGAAACTTGTCTTCTCTCTCACGAACGAAAGTGTCTTTGTTGCACAGAATCTTGTAGTAGTTCCGCTTTACATATTCCATAGTTTCACCGATTTGGCAACCGAAATAAGCAAGGCAGACATGAAGGTATTTGTTGGCTTGAATACCCCTTTGGGGTTTCTTCTCAGTCAGTTCAAATACCTTCTGTTCCTTTATCAACTTCTCCAGCTTCGCTCTTGCCTGCTGGACGTGGAGAGGATTGGAACCATCGTATTTCATAGGCTAAAATGGCAGATCATCATCCGACACGCTTGGCGCATTATTTATATCCTCTGGGCTAGGTGATGTATTCTGAGGTACAAACTCTTTGAGGTCCCCAAAAATATATCGTGTACCTTCTACCCGTTCTTCCTTTTTAGGAGAACAAGTGATGAAATGCGTATGCCCGAACTGGGATTTCTCTTTGCGCTCGATAACAGCCACATTCACATAGATTCTTTCAACTCCGTCTTTACACTTAATTTTCTTCATCTGCTCACGAGGTATATCAGAGAGACAGATAGAACCACTTAAAATTGCCATAATTATATTGTTTTTAATGTTACACTTCCAACTACTGGAATCTCTTTTAAATATTTCTTATACAAATCAGGATAATCTTTCTCAAACGCCTTTTTGTCGAAATCCTTTCTGATAGTGTCCTTTTTGCGAGTAAATGATATGATATCACCTTTCCAACTATATTCACCGGCTTCTACCATAGCCATCATAACGCCATCAGTTATTTCTTTCTTTTTATCAGACCAATATTTTGCCTGTGACACAATTTCCTGTATTGTCCTCTCCATCTTTCGGTACTCGTCAGGAAGAGTAACAGGGGATATGGAATAGGGATTCACAAACTGTCTGCCTTCCGAATCACATTTCAACAGATTCATTACAACTTCTGATGGTATTCTCTCGACTTCTACTATCTCATGGTTTTTGCCTCTCAACCATATACCTATAAGCCTTACCGCATTGCATCCCGGATTCTGCAACTCAAAAAGGTATGCATATATACTCAACTGCCATCTTACAGATTCCTTGTCAAGTACGTAGGTGGTCTTTATATCTCCCAAAGTAAAATCAGTTTCATTTTCGCGATAAACCTTGTCGATACAGCTTGCATAGTGCTCATTGTCAGATACAAGATATTCGGAACATTCGTACCTCAATCCCCAATCGTCTTTCAGTTCCTTGTATCCTTGTGCTTCATCGCTGTCATGAGTTATCCCCATATCATCGACAAGTTCGCAGATACTATGGATCATAGTACCTCTTTCAGCCGCTTTCCTTAACACGTCTTCGGGAACATCACGGTATTTATCGGGGAAAAGCTGTCTGCCTATCACGGAAGTAATACCACTTAGTTCCTTATCCCCTAGCATATAAGTATGTTCATCGGGATTGAAAACGACTTGTGATTTGATTAGTTTCATTTTAGTTCTCCTTTCCTTCTTGTCACCGCTTCAACAAAACGTTTGTCACTCTGTAATTCCTTATAATTTCCCCATACTACCTGTAATGTTTCGATTGACAGGCTTGACCTTACTTCCTGCAATGCCATCGCAAGGAAATCTGTTTCCTCTGGTGTCGTGCTGTCAGGGTCCTTTTGCTCTTCTGTAGGAATCAGGAACAATTGAAGCAAAGAATATTTCAACGCTATGCTCATTGCTTTATTCATTCCTTTGTCACCTGCGTCCATCGCTTCACCTACATTTACAGTCTCCACAAAGCTGCCATCAGTGGTCATATACCTAAACTTTATCGTAGCCCTTGTGAATGTGTTCGTACCGCCGGATTTCGTTATCCTATTCTCCGTTGTGAAGTTCTGCACTTCCTGTAGTATGAACACCTCATTTTTTGAGAATAATTCATGAAGTTCGTTCATAACGTTGTCAATCCCACGGAATTTGAATCCCTGTTGCTGGTTCTTCTCCGATTTGGTGATAGCCTTTGTCTCTTTAAGGATATTGGCTATCTTACTGTATATTAACTGTTCACTCATTATAAAGCTATTATTTTACCAACACAAAAAAGGCAGGTCCGCAGTCCTTACAAAGTTCCGCTTCCTGCCATGATATCTTTCCGATTCTTCAAGCTCGTTTTCAAGAGAATCGATTTCTTCATTAAGCAAGGATATATATTTACCTTTACAGTCAGCGTTGAAGGTGAGCCTTACCGATTCCTCACTCATTGACTGGACTATATCAAGCTCTGAATATAGTTTATCCAGTTCATCGCTTATCTGTCTTACAGTTCTCATACCTTTTCAAGAAATTGGACCGGCAACGAGCATACACCCTTCATATTAGGATATTTGACATCAGCATACCCGTTAGCGATATAAACGATTGTACCTGTCAGCGTATCACCTATCTCACGTACTTTATCACCTTTCTTCATAACCATTTTACTTTAAGTTATTGAACATCTGCTCCATAATACCTACTTTGGCACGTAAATCATCGTCTTTAGCTTTTTGTTCTGTAGGAACATCCCTCACATTGTACATTATCATTTTTGTACCTTTGATGCTGCTGTCAACATCCCTTATAAGCATTTTATATGCCATGCTTGCTTGATCTTTTGGGTTCACTATTGTATAACCCTCGCCACGTGAATTTTTCATGTACATTTTATATTCATTCAACATAGTGGTACGTAATGTTTCAACCATTCCCATATACATGAATTGCAGCCTGTCCCTCTCTCTGTCATATTCCTCCGTGGTTTCAAAATTGGAAATGTCTGTTTCTTCAATTCCAAATTTTTCTCTCAACCATGAATGGCTAATAAGCTGACCGCTTGAAAAGTTTTCAGCAACTTCCTCACAAAGAGATTCCCACATTTCATTATTTATTCTCATATCCATTTTTGTTTAAAATTAGGTGTCACGCAAGGAATCGAACCTTGCTAAAAACCATTGTGACACTGGAAACTACACTAAACTTTACTATACTTTACCAGACTTCACCACACTTTATCACACTGGACTGGACTTTATTAAGCACCTCACGGGAGAATCGAACTCCCGAAAATCCAAATGAGGTGTCGGATTACTTGATGACTATACTATACTTCACTGAACTTGACTCCACTGAACTAGACTCTACTCCACTATTTAATTTCTTCCACTTTAAAATGCCCATACATCCTTCGATAAGTGCCCACACCGTAACGCAAACCTGCAATATCGAATATTTCAATAACTTCTGTCTCGTCAAGTTGTGTTTCATCATAATAACAATCTATCATAGAACCCCACTCACTAATGATAGCACGGGTAGTGGTAATCTTCACATTTTTGATTCCTACTGCACGGATATCAACATACTTGCCGATTTCATACAGTTGTTCGGGGCTTTTATTCTTGTCTTTAAAATCAAGAGGACAGTCGTTGAATATGTGGAAACTGCGCTCAAACTTCTTTCCTAATTTCCTTTCTTTTGCAGCATTAATAACCGAATTTTCAAAATGGCAGGATGGAATCACATACGCCCCATTGTTCACATAAAGACATGATAGGAATTTAATACGTGATATTTCCATCAAATCTTCTTCTGTTTTTGTCCTTTTGGATGTGAGAGGTTTCAACAACTTGGAATACTCGTTGAACGGATTTACTGTTTGAGGATTGTTTAACATCAACGGAGTAGTTCCTGTAATTTTTAATTTTAATTGTTTCATAATTATCTAATTATTGTGGCAATGGTTTCCAAAAATCAATGTCCCATGCCCGGTTAGTATTTCCACATATCCAAATGTTCTTCTTATGCTCACTATCGAATACCAACATCCCGGTATTCACAAATTTCCCGGAACTCTTCACAAGCACTCTTGTGTCTAATGGTGGAGGATCTTTTTCTGCATTCCTCCATTTTATGGATTCCAAAACAAATCGAGCACCTTTCTCAAAATCCACCGATGCTGTTCTTTTGTGCGTAATCCCATGTATACCATTTGCATACTCTCTGGCTTTCTCCTTTATTATATTTATATCCATAATTTAACTTGTTTCCAATTAAAAAGCTCCTGTTATCTTCACAGACTACAGGAGCAAAACCTAAACGACTTTATTATGACAACCTACAGCCACCGTCAGCGGAATCGGACCGCCATACTATCCGTTAAATAAAAGTAGAGATTAGAACAGATAATTATTTATGCTTATTTCCTTAGACAGTACCAGCCATGGACGGTGAAATTCCGTACCTATATTCACACACCGGCACGGACAAATTATGCAATTAACATTATAAACACAAAAAACTAGATGAAAAAATCATTCATATTCCTTTAACTCCTTATATGTCATTGTCACCAATCTCACACACAATAATGAGATAATAGAAAATATAATCACCGATACGGATTTAATAGGACTTTCCGTAACTATCGCACCATAAATCATTCCTAAGGAACATAGGGTGGCAAATATAGACAGGATAAAATTAGCTGTTTTCATAATACAAATTTTTATATTGTTCCCCTCAACGGCTTAAACCGGTTGTTACCACGAATCTTACGGGAGGGAAGAAATAGTAATCAGATCAAATCACTTTATGTTTCTCTATGTACCTTTGCAATGAATTTACATTGTACCATACCATTCTCCCATCGCGACAAAACGATACTTGCCCACTCTCCCTAACTTTGCGTAGGTAGTCATCGGCACATCCTAAAAACGCCATGGCCTCTTCTCTGCTCAGCCATATCTTATTAACAGGTTGAACTTTCCCGGAATTTATATTTACCTTTTTCATTTTACTTCCTCTTAATAAATTTAGGCAATTATATACTATTTTACACAAAAAAATAATATACAAGTTATTAATATATAATATAACCCGAAGTTTTTAGGT